AGCGTGATAAGTTAATGACAGAGTTAGCTTCTATAAGAGAAGATGTAGGAGGTCGTTATAGCTTTAATAAAACAGAAAAAGAAAAGATAGATACAAGAGAGTTTAAGAACCCTAAGACTAAGCTATCTTTATACGATGAGTGGATGGATGAAATGTCTAAAGTAAGGATTGGAGGTAAAACTCTTAGACGATCACTAGAAAGTTTAATAAAGACTCAGCGATACAAGAAAGCACCTAACTTTGAAGTAAGTGGCGTTGAAGATACAAAAGCTAAACTAGTTAGAGAAAAACTAAAACAATACAGAGATAGGGCTTGGATTGAAATTCGTAAAGATAGAAAAATTAGAAAATATCAAAACGCACAAGGCGAAGCTTGGTTTGATGTTATCACTGGAAAGCTTTTAGAGCCTAACCGAAGAACCGCAGTTTCTGATGATATTGTAGACATATCATTACCTAAGCAATAATCCTTGCTCTTCTCACTCAATAATTAATAATATACACTTAACATCATGGCTATCACCTACGTAGATTATACAGCAACAGGCGGACAGACCGACTTTGACTTTACTTTCCCGTACCTTGAGGACGAACACGTTAAGGTAGAAATCAACGGTGCAGACACAACTGACTTTACAATCGTTGCTTCACCATCAACTAAGGTTGTCTTAGACCCTCCGGGAGCTACAGCTGGGGATAACGTTCGTGTCAGACGACGCAGTGCTCCGAACCAGAACCTCGTGGACTTTGTTAACGGGTCTGTACTTACAGAGTCTGAACTTGATTTAGCTTACCGTCACAACCGTTACTTATCGGAAGAGATTGCAGAACTGAACGATCAATCCTTACAAAAAGAAATAGGTGGTACAGAGTGGGACGCTTTAGGTCTTCGTATACAAAACGTTGGTACTCCGACAGATACAACAGATGCAGTAACAAAAGTATACTTAGATAACAAAGTTGCTCAGGTATCCAGTGGTGCTACTCAACCTCCACTCAAGTGGGTATTCTCTGCTACATCTGGTACGAATAATACATACACGGTTACAGGAGCAGAGATAAGCGGAGACACAGCTTACGAGGTAAGTATTGACGGACTGATTAAAGAACCAACTGTTGAGTACACTGTAGACCCAGACACTGATACACTTACTATCATCCCGAACATGACGGGTGGAGAAGACATCGTTGTTATTCAGCGTGGGTTTGGAGTGGCAGTTGCAGGTACAGTAGGTACGAACTCTTTAGTAGATGGTAGTGTTACGACTCCTAAGTTAGCTAGTGGTGCTGTTACATCTGATAAGATAAGCACGACAGATACTAACTTCAATGTACAATCAGACGGTAAAGTAGGTATCGGCACTGCTACGCCCGATTCTGCGTTGCATATTTCAACTAATAGTCCTGTGATAAGGCTAACAGAAACATCTCCTGCGATAGATACAGTATCTCAAGTTTCGGCAGATTCGGACGCTGTAGGGGCTTTGTTGTTATCGGCAGATGTTACAGGTGTTGGAACTGATCCATTTATAGGTTTTAGAATTGAAGGAATTGCGGTAGCTAATGAAAAAATGCGTATCAACTCCAGCGGCAATGTAGGTATTGGTACTACAAGTCCAGCACACGCACTCGACGTAGCTGGTGATTTAAACATCACAGGTGACTACAAAGTAAATGGCACTAATCTTACAACTGTACCAACTGGAACGGTGTCTGCTTTTGCTGGTAGTTCTGCCCCTACGGGTTACTTACTGTGTGATGGTAGCCCTGTTAATCGTACAACATACGCTGCTTTAGCTGGTGTATTAGAAGACCCATTAACACCGGGAACTTATATATATGGCGACGGTGACGGTTCTACTACATTCAATCTTCCTGACCTTCGTGGACGAGTAGTTGCTGGATTAGATTCAGCTAATAATATACTGAACGACACAAACTCTATAGACGGTACAGCTTTAGGTGAAGTTGGTGGTGATGATGTACACGCCCTTACGACAGCAGAGATGCCTAGTCACTCTCACCAGTCGTTTAATTCGGGTAGTGGGAGCACGCCGGCCACACCCCTAAATTCATCTTCCGCACCGTATCAATATTCTGTAGGTGGCTTTAATGACTTCGCTTATTATATGCACAATAGTGGGGGAGATGCTACTGTAGGTAAAACTAGCTCAACAGGTTCAGGTGGAGCCCACAACAATGTTCAGCCTACCATCATTTTGAACTACATTATTAAGTATTAAACAATGATCGAATCTATCTCTGGCTTTCTTAACACTGCCCTTGTCGTCGCTCTTGGCGTGATCGGGTGGATTATCAAACGTGTTATTGAACGTCTTGATCTCGGTGAGAAACGAATGACTAAGATAGAGGTAGAGTTAGCTGCACAACGGGAAAGAGATAGAGCTGTTGAAGCACGGATCGCAAAAGTAGAGGAAGCACTTAAAGAAGTTCACACTAAATTAGATCGTATGATGGAGGTATTAGTACAGAGATGACAGATAAAAAGAAACCGGGGTTGTATTATAACATGAATAAGCGTAAATCTTTAGGTATCAGTAGAAGCAAAAGTAAATCTACAGTCAGTGCTAAGGCTTACGCTAATATGAAGCGTGGGTTCCCGAAGAAGTAAAATACACTATGCTAAGTCATAAAGAGGGAAGTAAACTGCACGATAAAATTGCAGGAGCTTATAGCCACAGCATTGATATGATGGAAGATTTAGGGGAGTACAACGCTGCCCTACTTAATGGAGCCAGACAGTTCTTAAAGGATAACAATGTTGTTATGGACAGTGGTGTAGGTACTCCGTTACACGCATTAGACCATCAATTAAAAGCGTTACCATTTGAAGAAGAAGAACAACATCGAGATACCACCCAAGCTACGGGACTTTAGAAACTTTCTATACTTAGTTTGGAAACACCTTAACCTACCTGATCCAACTCCGCTTCAATACGACATAGCGGAGTACTTGCAACACGGCCCTAAGCGGTCTGTTATCATGGCGTTCCGGGGAGTAGGTAAGAGCTGGATAACGTCAGCTTTTGTAGTGCATCAGTTGCTACTCAATCCATCTAAGAACATACTTGTTGTATCTGCCAGTAAGAATAGATCGGATGACTTCTCTACGTTTACCTTGAGAATCATTCAAGAGATTCCCCTTTTACAAGGATTAAAGCCATCAGAGAACCAACGATTCAGTAAGATAGCATTTGATGTTGGACCTGCTCCAGCGTCTCACGCACCCTCTGTTAAGTCCCTTGGTATATCGTCACAGCTAACAGGTAGTCGTGCAGACATCATCGTAGCAGACGACGTAGAGGTAGCTAATAACAGTGCTACTCAAGGAATGAGGGATAAGCTGGATGAACAAGTAAAAGAGTTTGACGCTATCATTAAACCACTAGACACCTCCCGTATCATCTTTCTTGGTACTCCACAGTGTGAAGACTCTATCTATAACAAACTGCGAGAGAGGGGCTACAAGAGCCGTATATGGCCTTCAGAGTATCCAGATGAGGTAGAAGCCTCTAACAACTACGGAGGCGATCTAGCACCCCTCATAGCGGACGATATAAACGAAGACACAGTTGGTACGTCTACAGAACCTCTACGGTTTACTGATCTAGACCTTGAAGAAAGAAAGATGTCTTACGGACGGACTGGGTACGCTCTTCAGTTCATGTTGAACCCTAAGCTATCTGATGCTGATAGATACCCACTAAAGATAAACGATCTGATTATATCTGATGTAGATGTAGACTTAGCTCCTGAAAAGATAGTGTGGTCCAGTGACCCGGATAATACGGATCGTGAACTCCCTAATGTCGGATTGGCGGGGGATCGATTTAGACGTCCCTCTTCCACTGTAGGAGATATGATACCGTACAGCGGCTCTGTGTTATCTATTGACCCATCTGGACGAGGTAAGGACGAGACTGGGTACGCTGTAGTAAAGATGCTTAATGGACAGCTGTATGTACCTGATGCTGGTGGTATACGGGGAGGGTACGACGAGAAAACCTTGAAGGAGCTGGTAGCTATAGCAAAGGATAACAAAGTTAATTTAGTTGTTATAGAATCTAACTTTGGAGACGGTATGTTTATGGAGCTGATAAAGCCTCTGTTTAGAACAACATATCCTGTAACCATAGAAGAAGTACGTCATAACAAACAAAAGGAACTTCGTATCGTTGATGTATTGGAACCTGTACTTAACTCTCATCGTCTGGTTGTAGACCCTAAGGTAATAACAAATGATTACAGATCAGCTCTTAGCTATCCAATAGAACAACAAACTAGATATATGTTAATGTATCAGCTATCAAGGATAACAAGAGATAAGGGTAGCTTAGTACACGATGACCGTCTTGACGCTCTATCAATCGCTGTTGGTTATTGGACGCAGCAGATGGCTGCTAACGCTGACCAATCGATGGTTGATAGACAACAAGAACTCCTTCATAAAGAACTACAAGACTTCACTGATAGCTTCCATAAGCGTAATAACAAAGCTGTAGCTGTCACTTGGATGTGAGTCGTGAGTCGCTTACGCTCCTCATCGCTATTGTTCGCTTCGCTCATCAATAGCTCTTATAACAAACCTTTATTGATCTATATATAAGGTGATGACGTAGTTAGTTTAAATACGTAAGTATGACTACTGTTTCTGTTGTAGGTTTATTTATAAACACACCTATCCTTAAAAACTTATTTAAAGATCACGTTATCAATCTGTAAGTATTAGAGATGTTAGCGAAAGAACGGATGTATGAGCTAACTAAATAACTGATGTATTGATCTTGATGGAGCTGTAGCGTTTGTAAGGTTCGTTATGTAACGAAGTGGAATAAAATAGCTACAACAAGTGTCAGCTAATGTAACCTCTAAAGCAGTAGTTGCTTATGGCTTATTAACAAGAAATACGATACGTATACAATATATACTACGTAATATCTTGATTATAACGATCTCAAGCCGAAGGGACTTTGTAAAGCCTAAAAGTTAAAGATGTAGTATCTAAGCGGTAGACAGCTTGGTCGTAGATTTACCTATGAAAAGCTCTCACCTTGTGATATAGTTACAACATCATGAATATCAACGATCAAACAGATACGTTCCAGTACGAACTAGCCAAGCTAGTGTATAGGTTCAAGAGCGAATACGA